ACGATGGCGGTATGGCTCAAAAAACGAGGGTGTTCTAATGTCTAAAAAGAGCGATCCAGCCGCCCTTAAAAAAGCTATAGCGGCAAATAAAATGGCGATGGGAATGGGAGATCTTTTAGGTATACCTACCCCTAAACAGATAAAGAAAGATACAGCTAAGACAAAAAATTTTAAAGGAACTTTCTAATGGCATCAGAAACTGTTTACGCAAAAAGATCAGACGCTCAAGCTTATGCTAATGAAATGGACGGTGACGTAATGGAGAACCCAAACGGTGATGGGTTTGTTGTTGTTCCTAAACCAATGGATATTGGTCAAGCGTTTGGTGACGATACTTTTAGACCCCCTGAAAACCGCAACATGGGCGGAATGATGGATGATGAGATGGGCTATATGCATGGTGGAATGCATGGAAAGCCTAAGAAAATGTTTACGGGCGGTGCCGCAATTAAAGGAAGAGGCTTTAAAGGTATTCATTAATGAGTGACCCTACTACGTTTGCTTATAACGTTTTAAAATCAATTCAAAGCCGTGCAGAACTGACTAAGGATGCTATCCTTCACGGAAACCCTAGAGACTTGGAATCTTACAGAGAACTTGTAGGTGAGTTAAAAGGGCTTGAATATGCAGAGCAAGAAATTAAAGATTATTTGGAGAAACAGGAGTTAGAATGACCAAGAAACTATATGTTCCCGAACATATAGCAGAGAAAGAGAAAGATAAAAAGAAATCAGCTTACGTCAAAAAAGACGAAAGAGTTCTCGATCCTTCTTTGCTAGATGTATCGTTAAGCGAAAGACTACCTCAACCCACCGGATGGCGCATTTTAGTAATGCCTTATGCAGGTAGAGCGACCAGTGACGGTGGAATTTTAATCCCAGACCAGATACGAGACCGTGAGGCGTTAGCTACCGTTGTGGCCTATGTCTTAAAGGTTGGACCTTTGGCGTACCAAGACTCTAACAAGTTTGGATCGGACGGTGAGCCGTGGTGCAAGAAAGGTGATTGGATCTGTATAGGACGTTATGCTGGCGCTCGATTTAAAATTGACGGCGGCGAAGTTCGTATCATCAATGATGACGAAGTCATTGCTACTATTAAAGACCCTGATGATATTAAACATGTATAGAAAGCAGAAATAGATCATGGAGAATAGATCATGCCGACTGAAGAAAAGAAGATTGATATAGGGGATTTGGAAGAATCATCTGTTGATGTAGATCTTTCCGGAGAGTCATCTTCGGAAGAGGAAGTTAAAAAAACTGAAGAGGAAGCTCCTGAAGTAGTTGCAGAAGAAGCCGCCTCAGAGGAAGAGCTAGAAGAATATAGCTCTGGAGTTAAGTCTAGGATAGATAAACTTACAAAAAGAATGCGTGAAGAAGAAAGGCAGAAGCAGTCTGCTGTTCAATACGCTGAAAATGTGAGATCAGAAAACGAAGACCTTAAAAAACGTTTAGAACAACTTGATAAAGGTTTTCAGGAAGAGTTCGATACTAGAGTAACGACTCAAATTCAATCAGCTAAACAACTTTTAAAAGAAGCTCACGAAACAGGTGATGTGGATAAAATAGTGGATGTTCAAGAAGCTTTATCAGAGCTTGCAGTTGAAAAAGGCAAGCTTAAAAAGGTTTCTAAAGAGGAGGGGGAAGAAGTTTCACAAGCTCCCGCTACTCCAGAACCCGCTGTTCCTCAACAACCTCCAGCAAAGGCAGACCCTAAAGCAGAGGAGTGGGCATCACGAAATGAGTGGTTTGGCAACGATGAAGTTATGACATATGCCGCTTTTGGGGTTCATCGGCGTTTAGTTGAAGATGAACAATTTGACCCGCAATCAGATGAGTACTATTCTGAGCTTGATAAACGGCTTCAATCTGAGTTTCCTCATAAACTTGGATCAAAGCCAAAAACGGGTGGAAGTAAAAAGGTTGCGTCAGCCGAAACTTCCGCATCCCGCAATAGAGGTGGACGTAAAACTGTGCGATTAACGCCTTCTCAAGTTGCTATTGCGAAAAAGCTAAATGTACCACTTGAAGAATACGCAAAATACGTAAAATAGGAGTTAATCATGAACGAAGAGACCGCAGCTCGCCAAAAGTCACCACGGACGCCCCGCGAAAATGAGACTCGTGTTAAACAAGCACGCAAGGAACCATGGAAGCCGCCATCAATGTTAGATGCGCCTCCCGCACCCGAAGGTTATAAACACCGTTGGATTAGGGAAAGTGTTATGGGCTTTGATGATCGGAAAAACGTATCAGCTAGATCCCGTGAGGGATATGAGTTGGTTCGCGGAGAAGAGTTTCCTGACTTTGATATTCCTACCGTTGAAGACGGTAAACATGCAGGAGTAATCGGAGTAGGAGGACTTCTTTTAGCCAGAGTTCCTGAAGATGTAGTTAAGTCGCGGAATGAATACTTTCTTGGCCAAGCCAAGGATCAAATGACGGCTGTTGATAACGAGTTAGCTCGAGAGCAACATCCGGCAATGCCTATCAGCAGACCTGATAGGAGTTCAAGTGTAACTTTTGGAGGTCCTCAGAGTGAGGACTAGGAGAAAACTAAATGGCTAATTCAAACGGAAGTTTTGGTCTTCGCCCCCTAAGTAAATTAGGTGGAGGAGCCAATTCCACTGGCCTTACGGGATATACTCCTTACGAAATTGCGTCTACTAACAGTGACAAGATCTATCACGGACAATTGGTTATTCCTCTTGCTTCTGGATATATCGACCATACAGCTAACGCTGCTGGTGGAACTGTTAGTCATCTAGGCGTATTTCAAGGATGTGAGTATGTTTCTAGCGTCACTGGAAAAACAACATGGAGTAACTACTGGCCTGGATCAGGTGCAGATAGTAATCATCCAGTTAAAGCATTTATTGTAGATGATCCTAATCAGCTATATGTAATTGCTACGGATGCTTCGTGGACAAGTAAGGCAACTGCTCGCGCAAGTGTCTTTCTAAACGCAAATCTTTCTACAGGTATAACGGGTACAGATGCTACTGGTGTTTCACTAGGTCGTTTGGCTATCAGTACTCTGGCTACAACCAACTCCTTGGGACTACGTGTCTTAGGATGGGTTGAAGATCCTGAGAACGAAGATTTTGCATCTGCCGGAATCGGCGCAATCGTAAGGTTGAACAACCCGTTCAATGCACCTGTTGGGTCCATTGCATCTGGTACACCTTCAACCACTGGCGTATAGGAGAGTTGAGAAATGGCTATAAGTAGAGCACAACTAGCTAAAGAGCTAGAGCCTGGCCTCAATGCCTTATTTGGGTTAGAGTACGCTAGGTATGATAATGAAGCTGCTGAGATTTTTGATACAGAATCTTCAGAGCGAGCATTTGAAGAAGAAGTAATGCTTGCTGGGTTTGGTTCCGCACCTGTTAAAGGTGAAGGATCAGCGGTCAGCTTTGATGATGCACAAGAAGCATATACTGCACGATACACGCATGAGACTATTGCTCTTGCTTTCTCAATTACTGAGGAAGCTATCGAGGATAATCTTTATGATCGTCTTGCTTCTCGTTACACTAAAGCGTTAGCACGTAGTATGGCTAATACTAAGCAAGTTAAAGCGGCTTCTGTTTTAAACTCCGCTTTTGATGATACTGTTACTGGTGGTGATGGAAAAGAGCTTTGCGCTACTGACCATCCTCTTACCAATAACAATGATCTTGCTAATGAGCCAGCAACTGCTGCTGATTTAAATGAAACTAGTCTTGAGAATGCGCTTATTGATATAGCGGGTTTTGTTGACGAAAAAGGTCTTAGGGTATCTGTACGAGGTATGAAGTTGATTGTTCCGCCAGCACTACAATTTGTTGCGGATCGTCTTCTTGAAACTACTCTTCGTCCCGGTACTTCTGATAATGATATAAATGCTATGAGGAACATGGGTATGCTTCCTAACGGCTATACGGTTAATCATTATCTTTCAGACACGGATGCGTTTTTTATTAAAACTGACGCACCTAGAGGTTTCGTTCATTTTGAGCGTATGCCTATGTCTACTAAGATGGAAGGTGATTTTGATACAGGTAATGTACGGTACAAAGCCCGTGAGCGTTATAGCTTCGGTTACTCTGACCCACGTTGCGTGTATGGTTCACCCGGCGCTTAACTGAATTAAGGAGAGGGGAAACTCTCTCCTTATTTTCTGGGATTTCAACCTTATAGACTGCTCCCAGCAGACGCTTACAAGACTATAAGGTTTAATGCTTTGTAAGGAGTAACCTATTATGGGTAATTCAACTTTTAGCGGTCCGGTCCGCTCAAAAAATGGTTTTCAACAAATTAATGAAAACTCTACTACCGGAACTATTACTCAAAAACAATTTGAAATTCAAACCGTTTCAACCTCTGGTATCAATAATATTGTTGATACAAATGGTTTTTCTGGCACTGCTACTGCTGCCGGAGCTAACAACGCTAGTTTAGACACAGGAGCGACCATCTTTGGTATTACTCCTAACGCTCACGGTTCTGGTATTCCAGACGCTTCTATTAACACTTTTGTTAATAAAGTTGGTGGTACTATTGTTACTTCAATTATTATTGATCTTCATGGTGGCTTTGACGGTTCAGCAACAGCAGATCGAATTATTGGTAACGGAACTGATGCCAATGCTTATATTGGAGAATTAACTAAAGAAGTTAATGGTATTCCTATCCTTCTCGAGTTTGGTTGTGTAGAGGTTCCAACAGGCGGTGATCCAGATATTAACGTAGATATTTCTGCTACAGGAACTACGGCTTCTGGTGCTGCGGTTGCTTCAGGAACTCAGATGATGAACAACGGTGATCTTACTTTAGGCTATTATAACGCTGTTGATGCGGGTGCTGTTATGGCAGCTTTGTCTAAAAAGTATATATACCTTGTTCAGGGTGACGCAACAAACGCTGCTTATACAGCGGGTAAGATTTGGATTCGCATAACTGGCATGAACGTTGACTACGCTAATGGTTAATAATATAGATGGGGGTTCGCCCCCATCTTCTTTTACGGAGTAAATTATGGCAGATGCAGTTAGTGCAACAAAGCTACAAGATGGCGATAAAAAAGCGGTTTTTTATTTAACTAACCTTAGTGATGGAACGGGAGAGTCGGCAGTCCTAAAAATAGACATGTCTGATCTTTCTAACAACGCTCAAGGTAAAGCAGTATCATCTATTAGTATAAGTAAAATTACTTTTTCTACAGTAGGCATGTCGGCAACTCTTCTATACGATGCAACGGCAAATGTTGTTGCGATAGGATTACCTGCTGATTACACAGATACTATAGACCTCTCTGGTCAGGTAGCTGGTCTTCCTAATTATGCTGGAAGTGGCGTTACCGGAGATATCTTGTTAACTACGGCAGGGCATTCTTCAGGAGATAGTTATAGTATTGTTATAGAAGTTGTTAAATCGTATTAAAATGGATGAAATGACTTCATACATGTGGAACAGTGTTCTCACATTAGCTGGGGCTGTTTGTTTTTATTTTCTTAAAGCTCACCATAGTAATGTTCAAAGAATTGAGATACTATTAAATAAGACAAGAGAAGAAGTTGCTAAAGATTATGTTACTAAAAATGATTTAGCAAAAGACATAAACAGAATGTTTGATCGCTTTGATCGATTAGAAAATAAAATAGACTCGTTAATGAAATGAGAGGATTAAATAGTCCTTTAAGGAGATAAAAGCATGGCAACTTCTGGATCTTACGATTTCAACCTAAATATGGCTGAAGTTACGGAAGAAGCCTTTGAGAGATGCGGTCTAGAATTACGCACAGGATATGATTCTGCTACCGCTAGAAGGTCTTTAAACATTCTATTTGCAGAATGGTCGAACAGAGGAATAAATTTATGGACAGTTGAGCAAGTAACACAATCACTTGCTCATTTGTCTTCTTCTTCTTCCGTTTCTACTTATCCTTTAGGCACGATTACTTTAGTTGTAGCAGCCTCTGGATCTTTTACTGTTGGAGAAACCGTTACGGGCGCTGCCGGAGCTACGGCAAGTGTTATAACTAAACCTTCTTCAACTACTATGACTATAACAGTTCCTACAGCAGATTTTGTAGCAACAGAAACTCTTACAGGGGCAACTAGCGGAGCAACTACAACTGTTACATCTGTTCCTAGTCTTGTAGACGTACAATCGACAGTAGATGTATTAGAAGTTGTTATCAGACGTAGCGGATCTGATCTGGGAATAACTCGTATCGGTAGATCTGACTATATGGGTATATCTGATAAGACAACTCAAGGAAGACCTTCTCAATTTTATGTAGATAGGCAAATAACTCCTACTATTACGCTATGGGCATCTCCTGAAAATTCTACAGATCAGCTTATCTACTACAGAGTAAAAAGAATGCAGGACACAGATGATGCGGTTAATGATGCAGACATTCCATTTCGTTTTTTACCGTGCTTAACAGCAGGTCTTGCTTACTATTTAGCTATTAAAAAAGCGCCTGATAGGATTGGTGTTCTCAAAGATATCTACGAAGAAGAATTTCAAAGAGCTGCTTCCGAAGACGGAGAAAGAGTTGCTTTACGGCTTGTTCCTACCTACTCATCTTTAAATGTGTCGTAATGCCTAGATATGCTTCAGGAAAACACGCTTTAGGAATATCAGATCGTTCTGGTAGAGCCTACAGGGTAAGAGATCTAGTAAAAGAATGGACAGGTCTATTAGTGGGACGAGATGAGTTTGAAACTAAACAGCCTCA